TCCTAGCAGACCTATGGGAGTCAGATGCACGCCCAGCATTAACAAAACTATTCGGCCAGCGCCAATTGCAAATTGCGCAGATCGTCCTGAAGAGTTCTTCAGACCATTACTTTACTGTTGAGAACAGAGGTAGGTCTAACGAATTGTTACAAATTACACATTTTTTAAGTGATAATTTAAGCAAAACTAATAAGGAACGTGACGCAAAATAATGAAATAAATCAATTACTACTTATATGCCTGTGAGTAGTGATGCGTTTATTACATTAAATCGGAACAGCAAGGGTAAAACCTGAAAGCGTCCGACCCGAAAGGATTTAAAAAATCATGGCAGACAAGGATACATCAACAAACGAAGACCTTGATACAAGTGTCGATGACGTAGAAACTGGCGAAGATATTTCGACAGAAGACGAAATCGTTGATAACGAGGATCAAGAAGATTCAGGAGCTGATGCCGAGTCGGGCGAAGATGACGATTCTGACGATGATTCCGATGAGGATGAAGAAGATGAAGAAGCGTCTGAGTTCAAAAAGGCTTTTAGCACAATTCTTGGGGACACCCCAGAAGAGTACATTCCTAACCTAGAAGAAGCTTATCGCAAATCCAGCCGTGAGGGTAAGAAACTCGCGCAGGAAAAGAAGGATATGCAGGAACGGCTAGACGCTATCGCGGCTGCTGTTGCTAACAATCCTGATTTAGCGAAAGCGCTGACGGATGCAACGAGCGAAGGCTCTGTGCTTCCAACGGCTGACCCAGCCCTTACTATGGCTCGCCAAAACTATGAAGAGAAGGTTCAAAAAGACCTTGATACATTCTTAGGTAGTCATCCTGACCTTGAGTCAGATGAAGAATTGGCAGATGAGTTCATGGAAAACGTAGCCATCGTTGGTGCTGCTGCGCGGAAAAAGGGCAAGATACTTGACCCAATGATTGCTTATAAAAAAGCATGGGGCATGTTGGGGGTTGATGATTCTAAGGAAAAACTCGCAAACGCGGCTAAAAACAATGCGTCAAAGTCAAAAACCAAAGCTGCTAAAAAGACTGCTCCTACAGATAAGGCAAAACTTACTGCGGAACAAATTGCTTTTGGCAAGAAGATGGGATTGACGGAGAAGCAACTGTTAGACCAGATAAAATCTGACTAACGCTTTTTAACAAACTCAACTCTAAAGGTGTAAATATATGGCACAAGCAGTTTATGTTGGTTCCGCTGTAAGCGGCGCAACCGCTGTTACTAAAGAGTATCCTGTGGCTAGTGGCGTAACCGTCACTGATGGTGACTTCGTTTACCTATCAAGTGGACGTGTTACAAGCGCATCTATTCCAGGCGTTGCTCTTTTGGGACAGGTTGTTGGTAAGGCATCTAGCGATCCTTCAGACCACAGTACAACTCTGTCCGCTACAGGTAATGCTGGCGGTACAGTTAAAGTTCTTGTTATCGTAGAACCCAACGCAAAATATGTGATGGAAAACGATAATGTTGGTACGACCTTCGCGGTAACGCATATTGGTCAGTGTTTCGATGTAACAGGTGCAACTGGTGCGCAACTTGTTGATACTTCAACTGCTGGTACTACTGGACAACTTCAGTGTATTAGCTTTGGGTACAACGGTGACAGCACTAAGGGTATCTATATCATCAACGAACATAAATATAAGGTAAACGCGTAGGCGTAGAAGGATACATCCATGAATAATCGACCAAAATGGCCATCACTTCTTGACCCCTCCTTCCGCACTATCTTCAATGACACTGAAAAGCAGTTCCCATCTCAGGTGAGCACTGTCTTCAACGTGCAGACGAGCGATAAGGCGTATGAGAAAGATACTTCAGTATCTGGTCTTGGTAAGCTGGTGCAGAAGCCAGAGGGTGACGCTATCGTTTACGAAGCGGCTACCAGCGGCTACCCAGTGGTTTACACTCACTTGACCTTTGCGAAGGGTGAGGCAATCACTTACGAAATGTACGAAGACGACCAATACAACGTAATGAAGAAAGCACCTAAGCGCTTGGCCTTGGCTAAGATGCGTACTCGCGAACAGTTTGGTGCTGACGTTCTGAATTACGGCTTCACCTATGGTGGTGGCGGTCTAGCTGCATTTAACGGTGGTGATGGTAAGGCATTGTTTGCAACTGACCACCCACTAAAATCAGGTGGCACGCAGTCTAACTACACGACTGCTGACCTTGATGAAGACGCTATTGAAGCTGGCCTCGTTGCTATGCGTGCGACTAAGGATAACAAGGGCGAACTACAAATGGTTCAACCAGATACCCTTATCGTTCCACCAGCTCTTGAGAAGGAAGCTCGCATCCTACTCGAAAGCCAGCAACGTACTGGTACTGGCAACAACGATATCAACCCATACAAGGGGCGATTGAAGTTGGTTGTTTGGGACTTCCTCGGCTCTGCCGCTGGTGGTTCTGACACTGCCTGGTTCCTCGTTGACAGCTCTCAGGCTGAACTCCACTGGTTCAACCGTGACGATCGTGGCATTGAAGGCCCTGAGTACGATTTCGACACTAAGACTGCTAAGTGGTCTGTAGTTGCTCGATGGAGTGCTGGGTTCTCAGACTGGCGCGGTGTTTACGGAAGCAAAGGTGACAACTCTTAGTTGATTCACTGATGGGGGCTGAAACGCCCCCTCTAATTTAATTTGAAAGGGATAGAGTATATATAATGGCTCTCAATAAAACAAGACGGTACAGCCGTCACACATATGGTGATAGCGGTGTTTATGGACATAGGAATATACTTTCTGTGTCTTTTGTCGCTACTGATTTAGGTTCTCCTGCTGCTGCTGCTGCCACTACGGTGAGTGCTGCAATTACGGGGAGCAACTCAGTTGTTGTATCTGGTTCACTCAGTGTCACACTTGATAGCCCACGTAACCTTACAGTTACGGCTGGCGGTACAGCTGGCAGCATCACAGCTTCTGCTATCACGATTACTGGTACGAATGTTGAAGGCAAGGTCATCACTGAGGATTTCACCCCTACAGTTGACACTGCTGGCCTCCTTACTGGTAACAAGGCATTCGCTACAGTTACTGGCTATAGCATTCCTGTACAAGATGGTGCTGGTGCAACGTATTCAATTGGTGTCGGTTCAAAGCTCGGCATTGGTATGCGTAACCTTGCATCTATGCCAATTAAAGTGCTTGTTGATGACGCTGGCACTGAAACTATCGAAGATGCTGGTGCGTCTGCATTTAGCTCTAGTGCTGTTGAAAGTAACACCGTTACGACCACAACCGCGCTTAACGGCACTAAGCGGTTCCGCGTATACGTGTTGAACTATAAGTTTGCCATCAACCCAACTAACGCACAACCAGATTACGGAGTTTGATGATGAATAACAAACTAAAAAGGGCCGAATCGGCCCTTGGAGAACTATCATGATTGTCCGCAGTGCTATTTACTGGCTATATGATATTGCCACTAACGGTGTTTCTAGCAAGACTTTAATCGCTGGGGAAGACCTAACAAACAACGTGATGAACACACGTGAACCAATGACTTACACAAACCTATCAGCATCAGCACTAATCAAAACAGATGCAGGTGTAGTATCAGGGTTTGTTGTAAACTCACACTCATCAGGAACTTTGAAGCTCTGGGATAACACCTCGGCAGCTACAACAGTTCTGACGAACACTATTACATTCGCAGCAGGCTCAGGTATCGTAGTGAACTTTGGCAAGGACATCCAGTTCTCAACAGGACTATACGCAACTATCGGTGGTACTGCTGACATAACAATATTCTGGAAATAATCATGGCTAAATATAAAATCACATCAGTAGATGAAACCAAAGGTCACGTAACATTCCAGTGCCTAAAGAACGACGGTACAGTAATCTCTACAGAAACTCGTGGAGACCTTCCTATAGAAGACAAAGCAGCCGTAGACGAAGAACTTAGCAGATACGCAGTAGAAATTGTTGCAGCGAGCAAAGCAGCCCGTAAAGCTGACACAGCCCTTACGGCTATAGTCGGAGTCGCACAAACAGCTAAGGAGGCTTAA